TGAGGTAGCTAAAGCTAACATCATCAAGTACAACCTGACCGTAGGCACCCCGTGCGAACACGAACGTTGGGTAGACCGTAAGGCCCGTTGTGTTACCTGGGAAAGCGGGCGGAACCTGTGCGAGCCCGAGCCCCGTAATGGTAACGGTCGTGTTAGCGGGGAGCTGAATAGCTTGGCCCGTGAATGGTCCCTGGCTAGGTCCAGCCGAGCAAAGTCCAAGGTATGTAGGTACAGAACTACTTGCCGCGCTCACGTACACGTTGAACGTATATCCGGGAACGTTAGGGGTAGTAATAGTAAACGAACCAGTGATAGAGTTACCAGTAGATACCACCGCTACATAAGACTCATACTGATTCTGCGTATCGGAGCCAGTCACCTGGACCGCATACGAACCGCTCAGAGTTCCGCCGCTACCAACAGACGTAGGAGCTACAGCCGCATAGCCTGTCCAGAAAGGCACCATGTTGGACATGCACATGCGGATGCCGCGCCACTCACCGAACTCATAATTATAGAGACGGTTAATGTCACTATAAGAAAGAGCATTGGTGATCGTCGTATCCGCGTACAAGTCAGCCATGACGAAGGGGTGCATCACACAGACATAGTGAGGCATGCCACGGGGGCTATCGGAAGCTTTAGCTCCGCCACCATCGGCATCAATCACGATATCCGTCATCTCGTCGCCATTGAAGCGCGGAGCGCCTAAGGCTACAAGCTGTGCAAAGATACGGTTGAACGCCTGACCCGTGAGAACGCTACCGGAAGCAAGGCTAGCACGCGAGCCGCCAGCACCGATGAAGTCAACCTGCGTTCCAGCCATAATCGCATTGAAGCAATTACGCTCAAGCGTCTCAGAAACCTGAAGGGCAGTAAGCTCAATGGCTTTCTTGAACAGAGGATGCTTGATCGTCAACTCGGCAACATCGGTAATGATGATCTGGTCGCCCCACTGCTGCGCAGTAGCCGTCACCTGGGCCAGCGTCATCAGCTCACCTGGAGGCGGCGAACCCTCAGTAAGTGGCTGGTAAGGCAGGGGAACACGATTGAACCGGGTAGCCGTGTAGGTATTGCCACTACCTTTAGGCAGCGTGAGGGGATCGCCCAAACGATAGACAACAAGCTGACGCCGGACAAGAGGAAGGGTTTCAGTTGCGATATAAGATTGAATGTCGCTACTGAAATTAGTGGAAGTGTTGGTATTGGTCACAAGCTTACTCCTGCCTGTAACCCCATCCTACTACGCTAGAGGGGTATGTTTTCCAATCTCTTTTTAAGAGCCTCTTTATCTGACGAAGAGCTACGGCGACCTGGCGTAGAGGCACCGTCACTCCGCGAGTTACTAGGCTTAGAGACTGGCTTACGACGCGTAGGAGTGGGCTTGCTGGACTGTTCCGCCATTTTCAAAGCCTCTTCTCCGATCACGTTAGCAAGTATCTGCTCCCTAGGAATGTTCCAGCCATTATTGCGGGCGTGTTGCAACTTCTTCTCTACCGTAGCCTGATGCCGTTTGTAAACCTTATTTACAGTAGCCTTAGCATCATACTGTGCTTTATCTGCGGCATCGTTGCGATAAAAGGCATCCATATCGCGCTGAAAATTCATCTGCGCGCGAATCTCTTGCAGCTCGTCAGAGGTGCGTTCTTCGGGCGTCATTGCCGCCCGGCGCTGCTCCCGTTCCGCAAGCTGCGCATGTTGCCTCTGGGCTTGCTCCCGCTGCTGTTGCGCCGCAAGCTGGGCTGCCCTAGCCTCTGCTTCTTCCGCCCGCCTACGGGTCTCCGCAAGCTCTTTCTCGCGTGCCTGCCAACGCGTCTGCGACCGGCGCTGCTGAGAAGACTGAACCTCTACGCGGTCCGGCCGTTCGCGCTCTTCTTCGCTTTCGTCCGGTCCCGGAGCATCGGGGTTTTCGCCTTCGAAGCTTTCTTGTCCGCCTTCGCCGCTGGGTCCTTCGTTTCCTTCATCTTCTTCATCTTCATTGAGAGGGTCCTCTAACTGTTCAAAATCATCGTCTTCATCGCCTGGCATCATGGTCTTTTACCTTTTGCAGCTTTTATACTAACAACTTGAAGCAACTTCCCCGCGTCTTCCCTAAGTCCTTGAACTTTATCCCCTACGGCTCTTATTTGCGACTTGGTAGCGTCAAACTCCGCAGTTGTAAGCTCGGAATGAACCTTGAGTTTAACCTGTAAAACTGCAACTTGCTCATGTAATTGATTGAGCCCCTCAGCTAGTCTGTCTAACCTAGAACTCTGGCTAGTAACTACCCAAAACATAAGGGGCACTATCAAGGCTGTTAAAGCAGTTCCCACCCACTTAAGTAAGTCATGCTCAGTTATGACCTTAACGGGATCAATGCTTGAACGAGGTACATCTACCATGGTACTACCTTTATGTTAGTGGACCGGACTGTTAGAGCTACGAAAGAAGCCTAAGCTACTAGCACTCAATAACAGCCCGGTCCTTGACGGGGGAGCCGCAAAGCACCCGTCAATGCTCTAGTTCCTTAAGTTTAGCCTCCAAGCTATCTATGATAGCTGCTGTTGTTTCGTTAGAGTTCTGTACCCAGGTATGCTTGTACCACTCAATACCAGCTACTATAGAGGTAGCAGCATACACAGATACAGTGGAAGAGTTCAAGCCTAGTAAATCCCACACACTATTAAAGTGTGTAAGAACATAGGTAATAATTGCGATAAGTCCCCCTTGGGTAGCAGTAACTACTTTATGCCCAAGCTGGCTGATGATAGCGGTAGTGGCATTAAGCGGAACGTTTACCATAGTACTAGGACTACTCATCTTCATCTCCAAAGTTGCGGCACCCTTGGGTACGGGGGAAGCTGGATCGTAGTGTGGCACATAATCTTGCGGCTGCATAGAGGGTCCGTCCGGCGTGTTCCACATCTCACACTCAGCGCGCCGCCGATTGACGAGGCCCGGAATAACCTGCTTGCCTGTGGCACAGCCATGCACCCATAGCTTTAGTTGAGTGGGAACTTCGTTAGCTTCTCCAGAATTAAGTAAACGAAGAAGAGTAGAACTATGGAAGTTAGAAAGTCCCACGTTGTAAGCAAATGAAACAAGAGCCGTAAACTGGTTATTCGTGACAGGAGCTTTAACATATTTACGCACTCCTTCCTCGAAAGGTCCTAGTTCCTTCGCGTAGGCTTGGTCTATTTGCTCCTTGGTCATTACTGTGTCACGAGTAATGCCATTAGTGAGTCCTGGTCCTATGTTCCAAACCCCGCCAATTGCATCCCAAGTAGACTTGTAACGGCCATCGGGAAGGCGGCCTTCTTTGCCTACCCACTCTTCGGACTCTATAAACTGCTCAAGTGGAAGGCTTACCATGCTAGACCTCCCCCCAAGTATGACCTAACTGGCCATACCCATCCTTATCCACGGCACCCATCCATAAATGACAACCGCTATTTGGCTCAGGTATTGACTTCTCTTCAAAACGTTCTATAGTAGAAGCATCCATTTAGCGAGCCCTCCTATGGGGACGATGATAGTTGAAGCCTTCATCTACATGGCCGCAGTCCCTAACCCCGCTACTGTAGAAAGTACAACCATTGCGGAAGCGGTTCTTAACTATGATGCGGTTAGCCTGAGCAGAACGCATGAAGGGGGAACGGCTAAGGGAACCGTCAAAGTCACAAGCGGCGCCTATGTGATGAAGGGAATGGCGAACATGGCCGGTAAGGGAGAAACAATGAATAGAGTGGGGATGATAACCAGCGGCGGTTAGATCGGAAATAAGAGATTGAAAGCGAGTAGCTAGATGACGAGCGACTACGATCTGCTTGTTAGCAGAAGTCTGGACAGTTACCAAGTCAAGTCCGGGGGGAGTGAAGTAATGAACGTGACGATGATGGCGAACATGGTGGTGATAGTGGTGGTGCCTTGCTTCCACCGAAGTTGAGAAGAGAAGCACTAGAGCTAAGATTGCTAGCCTAAGCATTAAGGTCCTCCATAAATTCTTCCCAAGTTTGTTCCTTTTTTGTAATGGAAACACCTAGTTCATTTATCACCTTCTCTAAGTTAGCCATCTCTCTACGGTAGTAAGCAACTACAAGACTGGAGATAGCTCCTAACAACTCACTATTATGCAGTTTAATAGTACGATCTAAGGGCAAAGACTGGCATAAAGCTGTTAGCTCCTTTATACCTTTAATGGCTATAATATCCGCTATTAACTGCTCTCTTTCTTCTAGGAGAACTATAGCCTTCCTTATATACTGTAGCTGATCTAGGTCTATCATGCTCCATTACCTCTCTGCATGCGTGCGGCTCGCGCGGCTGGATTCATTTGATCGGCAGGAATGGCCCCAGGAGGCGATTGCGTACCCGTGGGCAGCCTTCCGGGCATTGCCCCCTGCCGGGGCTGGCCTGGCATTCCTCGTCCCTGCTGGCCCCCTGGGGTGCCTGGCTGGCCCCCTGGTGCGGCTGCCATCTGCTTTTTCTGGAGGCTCA